CTTGATGAGGGCACTCCGGTCAATGACATTGGTTGCATCCATTGGGAGGATGAGTGATGAAATTGCCTTCAGTTTCTTCTCTGTAAATTCGGGGTCCAGGTTGGCAGCACTGAAACGTAGCACCAGATCATACTGCCCAATGATATCCTCCTGGGCAACCATGACTGCCTCCGGGCCTGCATTGGTTATTCTCTGGATGAACTGTGGGGACCAGTATTGTTGGCAGAGTGCAAATGCTTGATTCAGACACTCCTTCCATCCGTCCAGCCAACGATTGACCACATACTGCTGGTATAGCAGACGTTTCTGCGGATCGACTGATCCACCAAAATACTCTTCAACGTCCGTGATGCACCTCTGCTCAATTTCAATACTGCCATTGGGCATCGGTGGTGGGTTGAGCCAACCGATATCATCAGGACGTTGAACTGAAATTTGTGCCCCCGGTGCAAGTAACAGATTCAGCCCTCCCCGGCGTGCATGAACCTGCAACGGGGGCAGGGTAGAAATCATTGTGGCATCAGTACGGCAGTCCCGTTGGACCTTCATCTCGTACTGGTAGGTTTGGCAAATTTCGTTGATGGACCGGGAATCGAAAATTGATTGGGACAGACGTTCTCTACTGAACAAAACAAATGGCATCTTGCCGTGTGCATAGGAGAGCAACTCATGCTTCCCAAACTCATCCTTTACCATTGGTGAGAAGGATGTGCAGTAAATGCCGGGGATACCGTTGTTGTCGGACTCCTTCTTATAAGAGTACCAAACCTCGTACTGCCCTTCATGTGGTCCGGTTGATTGATCGTTCAGTGACTCCAACCCATACCCGGTAGGAATGTTGTTGTAACCGGAGTCATAACTGCTCTTGCCTTCATGCTTGAGGATCTCCTCGATAAATTCCTTGGACCAACCTTCTGTATGCTCCTTCTCACGGACCTCAACCTCGGTGTACCACTGCCTGCGGAACACGCAACGCACTGACTGCATGTCATGCGTGTTGGATGGAATAAATATGTCGTCAAATACCCGGTGTGCCTGGAAGCAGGGTCGGTTCTCAATTATTGCCGGGGTGGGAAGAATTGCCTCTCCCGTTTTTCTAAAATCTTTAAGTGCTGAACGGAGTGCCTTCTTCTCCACACCAGGAAATTGTGACGTTAGTAACTCCATTGCAGCATCCTGGGTGTCAGGATCTTGGAGGATGAGCATCACGTTCTCGATGCTCTCCGGTGAACCACCGGACTGCATTATGAAATTGGCAATGGTTTCAACATTGACCTTGGTTGGTTCCAACCCGGTGGTCTGCTTCCAGTAGACCCCCATTATGCCAACTGCCGGGTGGTCTGAAAATACTGAATTAGCAAGGATCTCCGACTGTGCCCGGAGTTCCCCGGTTACCTTCTGGTGGACCAACCATGAAAGGAGGTCACTCCACAAGGTTGCCTTTCCGATATCCTCGGCCCCTACCCCAACCACATTCATCTGTGCCCGGAATAAACTCTCTGATACCAACCTTACATGTTCATTGACTATCCGGTCTGACAACCTGATCCGGGTGTCGGAACTCCCCTCCCAGGGTGTCGGTCTGCTGCCAAGGTCACTCTCATGCTTTCTGCCATCATCACTCTGCCCGGACCAACGGCAGTATCGCACATCATCCAGGGAATCCCGTTTTCGCAGGGCATCAGAGGCATCGTGGAGGGTTTCCTCCAGCATACTCTCCAGGTCACGCAAATTCGGTTTCAGTTTCATTCTCCAGCAGTTTTAAAATTTCGGGTCGGTAGTAAAAATTCTTGCAACCGGGAAACTTCCGGGGTCGAACCAACCCGGCATCCACCCATTTGGTTAGTACCTTGGAAGTAACCCCCAGTAGGTCAGTTACCTCGCCCCTGCGGAGCAGCAGTTTCTGCATACTTTGTTGCACGTTAGGTCAAAATATAGCAGACACAATTTAAGTCAACTACGTGCAGACTTGCGACCCTTCCGGTAATAAGATCCCTTGCCTTTCCGGGGTCGGTGGATGCGTGATTTGCTACCCATGTACCCTTTTCTGGATTTGCGGATCTTCACCAGTACCCCCCGGCAGCAAGTTGTGGGGCATCGGGATCGAGAAAGTTGGGTTCAACCAGACAAAGATACCGGAGACAGTCTATTGGGTCTTTGGTGCTGCTCTTGGCACCGTCATGGTTGCCCCATGTCTGGAGAGCAAATATAGTGTTCTCACACTCCTCGGAAATATATAACTGTGGGCAGTTGATGGCATCAATCTCCTGGGTGGTGTCATAATCGAGCAGACTATTTATGAGTGTGATGCCCTCCTCCAGTTTGACTCCGGGGGTGGGTTCAAAAAACATATCAAAGGGTTCAAACTGTTCGATAAGGGTGGTTGATCCTGTCTTTGTTGGAGTGGGGGACATGCCAAACCGGGAGTCCATGTACCGGAACTGGACTGTCTCACCATCCTCCTCGGTCTGGATTTGTTTAACATATCGATCCAACCCGAATCCAAATGAGTCCTGTGCCGGACCTTTCCTGCCATCCATCTTCTTGCCATCGGGTTCTGCCCAGTGTCCGGGCCAACCAACTCCTTCAACGTATACACCTGGACATGGAAACTCCCGGTAGACATATATCTTCCCATCCGGGGCAACCCGTGCCCAGATCATAAAGAAATTCCTGCCATAGGATGGGTCCACGATGTGGTAGTTGGTGCCCTTGGTTGGAATCTGATCCGGCCTCAATATATGGTTGGAATTGAACCGGGGAAAAAGGGCTGCCATGCCCTTCTGGGGACATCCATACGCACGGCAGAGGATATTTGCACGGGTTTCCCCGGCTAATGTCTTCTTTAGGGTTTCATAACCTCCATAGGCATTATCCTTGGTATGGAAATAAAGAATTCGGGCATCCCTGCCTCCTCCGGCACGTTGCACCCTTGGCACCATTTCCCTCCTGCCATTCTTGTCCTCCAGGAGTTCTGCCTCCTCCTCCTCCTCGGTAACTGCCCCGGTCAAATACTCCCGGACAAGTGGTGACATACCTTGGATCGGGGTGAAGGTAATCAACATTTTTGCAGCACGGGTGACCAACCTAAACCTGACTGTCCTGACCCACTCCAAGGGTGCCAACTCATCCATCCAGCAGGCATTGCCGGGACCATACTCGGCCCCCTCCACGGATTGGAGATCTTGTGAGTAGTTGCGGAACCAGCACTGCGATCCGTTGGGTGCTACAAATGTGTTGTCGGTAAAACCATTCTTTAATGAGTACCGGATGTTGGTTGTCCTTGTTGGTTTGGCATTCTTCCATGAAAGTGGCAGGTACTTCCATATCAGGGATTGTTGCATCTCCACTGAGTTACTGTGGTTGCTCTGGAAGCAGACCACCCTTGCGTTGTCGTTCTTGACCATCGTCATAACGATTTCCTTCGCAGCCCATTCAGACTTTCCTGCTCTATTTCCCCCCAGGATCAGGATCTCCTGATGTTTCTCCAGCAGATCACGGGCAGTCTGCCAGAGTGGTGGTTCAAACCCGTAGTAGTACGGGTCCAACTTCTCATTTTCGATTAACCTCTCACGTTTCTCGATTAACTCCCGGAATGCCTCAAAACCCATATCAGTTGCCTGCTCCTGGGTGGGCAGTTCAAGGACGGGGTGTGGGGAAAGTTTAAATTCAGTCGTGCTTGTGGTGTCCATTTTCGATCACATCCACCACCTTTTCCAGCCGGACCGTCTCAATTAGATGATTTGGCACATACCTCCACCGGAGACTCTTGCCCTCACGGATTTGGAAGGTGGTCTGTCTGGTCCCAATCGAAATTATAATTGCCTGCTCACCATCGAGGATGACGGTGTCCCCGGATTGGAAATCTCTGGACATAAGGAAAGACAATCCTGCTGCCATCCGGGCCATCCAATCCTTTGCCATCATCCAGAAACACATCGACAGTCCGATCCAGATGATTTTCTGGGTCCAACCCTTGAGGGCAGCATCCATTATGCTTTCCTGTGAAGCAGCAGTAGTAGCAGCATTTGCTGCCTCAATGGCAGTGCCGGGGTCCATTTTACTCGTCCTCCGGGAAGTCCTCAC